CTACTCACTCTCGGCCCTCGCCAAGCGGGACGCTGCGGGACCGCCTCCGCCCGCAGGCGGCGGTGCGGCCACGGCACCCGCAGAGGAAAACGAGGACGACACAACGGACAGCACGGAGGGCGCTACGAGTGATTAACCTTATCTCGCTGGACCAAGCCAAGGCGCAACTCCGCATTACGGATACCGACTCGGACGACGAGCTTACCTCCGTAATGATCCCGGGCGCGTCTGCTGTTGTGGCCTCGTACCTCAAATGGCCTACCGAGTGGCCGTACACGGCGGATACGCTCCCGGCACACATGGTTACGGCGGTGCTCCTCGTGCTCTCCTCGCTCTACGAGGACCGCGAGGGCGCTAACGACCCTATCGGCCCTGCCGTGGCGTCTATCCTCGCCCGTGACAGAGACCCGGCCCTCGTATGAGTATCCGCGCCCGCCCGTCCTCGCGCGTGCCTATCGGCCTCCGTGCGGGGACTCTCAATAATAAGGCGTCCCTCCAGCGGCGCGGCGCAGGGAAAGACGAGTACGGCCAACCCCTAGAAACGTGGGCCGAGTACGCCTCCGTGTGGTGTAACGCCAAGCTCGTAAGCGGCCTGGAGCACGCGGAAAGCGGTACCCAAGTAGGTATCGGGCGCGGCTCTATCCGTATCCGGTACAGGGCGGACGTAACCACGCAGGACCGCGCGGTTGTGCAGGGGATTATCTACAACATTGCGGCAGTCCTCCCGGACGTTGCTAGCCGCGAATACACGGACCTCGTTGTAACGGTCGGTGCAAACCTCGGGTAACTATGGCAACCGTTGAATCTATCGTGTACGGGGCGCTGTCCTCGCTCGCGGGCGGGGACGTGTTCCCGGACGTAGCTCCGAGCGGCCAAGCCCAAACGGGCCGCCCGTGGGTCGCGTATCAGGCGGTAGGCGGGCAATCGTTCGCTACCGTGGACTCCGTAACCCCTGCCCTCCGTAACGCGCGGGTGCAAGTCTCCGTCTACGCGCACACGCGCAAGGAGGCGGCGGAGCTAATGGAGCAGTGTTTCCAGGCCCTAGCCAACCCCACAGTACGCGCCGTACCTATCGGCGCACCCGTTAGCACGTTCGAAGCGGACACGCTCCTTTATGGCTCGTCCCTCGATTTTTCAGTTACCTATAATTAAGGACTACACATGAGCGCTACCACTTCTACGGCTATCTCGGCCCAAGGTACCAAGATTCAAATTGACACGGGCACGAGCGGCACGCCTGTACTTACCGATATTGTCAACGTATCGGACATTTCGGGCTTTGACGGCAAGGCTACGGAAATTGACACGACTAACCTTAGCTCTACCGCTAAGGAGCGCGTCCTCGGTTTGCAGGATTGGGGCCAAGTTACCCTTGCTACGAACGTCAACCTCAAAGAGGCGTCGCACGCCGCACTGTTGGCCGCTAAGAAAGACGGCCTCGTGCGTAGCTTTACCGTAACTCTGTCGGACGGCTCGAAACTGGCGTTCTCGGCGTTCGTTACCACGTTCCCGATTGCGGCCAAGGTTGACGCGGCCCTGACCGGTTCTATCGTGCTTACGATTACGGGCGATATTACCGTTACCGTTGCAGCGTAATGGTAGTTGACCACGCGGCCCTAGAGGCCCGCATTGACGCGCTCGTGCGCCTTGCAATGGAGGACCTCCAACGCAACGGCGTTCCTGTGATTAACCAGTTGCTCCGGGAGGCGCGCGAGGCCGCGCCCAAGGTATGCAGTTTTGACGAAGGGTGCGAGGCCTGCCAGTAATGAATAAAGAACAGTTTTTCGCGGCGGTTGCTGCGGAGGTAAAAGAGGTAGAAGTTAAGGCCCTCGGCGCGGTGCTCCGGTTCAAGGTCCTTACGGGCGAGGCTCGGGATAAGTTCCATGAGCTTATGGGCGCGGGCGATAAATCCGCCTCGCACTTTGAGGCGTCTATCGTGGCCGCTACCGTGGTTAATGAGGACGGCTCGCCTATGTTCTCGTCTGAGGACGTGGCTACGCTTAAGGCGTCCAGCGCCACGGCGGTTGCAGAGGTCGCCAAGGTGGCAATGGACGTAAACCGTATCGGCGTCTCCGCCGAGGAGCAAGCGGTAAAAAACTGAGGGCGAGACCGGAGCGCTTAATGTGGTTCCGGCTCGCTAAAGAACTCGGTATGTCCGTACGGCGTTGCCAGCAAGAGATTAGCTCGGCGGAGTTCGGGGAGTGGATAGCGTTCTACTCAATCGAACCTTTCGGGGACCGTTACGCAGACCTCCGCGCGGGCGTTGTGGCCTCTACCGTGGCTAACGTCAACCGGGGCAAGGACACGCCCCCGTTTAGCCCGCTTTCCCTAATCCCGTGGGCGCAAGAGCCTAAGGACGACACGCCCCCGCCTGCGGAGGCCGTGGCGGCTATGTTCGGGGTCAACCTCACGGAGGCCAAGGCGTCCGGACAGAAAACATTCGTTATTAAGCGGAGGGAAAGTGGCTAAAAATACAATCACCGTTGAGAACCCCTCCGCCCTTACGGACGTTCTCGCTAACGCGGAGGTAGCAACCTCTGAGTCCGCTTTGCGGCAAGCGGCTATTGCAGGCGCGCGGGTGTTCTACCGCGAGATTAAGGTTAGGGCTATGCCCCACTACCGTACGGGTGTTCTTGAGAACTCTATCCGTACGGTTTTTGTTCCTGAGGACTCCGTTACGGGCGAGGTTGCTACCTACGCAGTAACTATTAATCAAGACGCATGGTACGCGCGCCTGCTGGAGTTCGGTACTTCAAAGATGGCCGCAAAGCCCTTTATCCGCCCCTCCTACGAGGCCCGGCGTGTGGAGGCGGGCCAAGTCGTCATAAACACAATCCAAGAGGCGGTAAAGAATGGCGGACAATCGCACAACAGTTAAGGTTACTGCGGACGCTTCCGGCTATACCGCCGAGTTGGACCGCGCCCGGAAGTCGGCGCAACAATTCCAGCAAACGCAGGACCAAACGGCGGACAGAATCCGCACCGCGCAGAACGCAATAGCGGAGGCGGCTACGAACGGGTCCAACGCGTCCGCGCGGGCTATTAACTCCTTCGTTAGCCAACTCCAGCGTACGGCGGCCACGGCGGGGCAAACGCAGGCCCAAATTCTCCAGTTACGCGCGGCGCAACTTGGGGTCACGGACTCAGTATCCGGGTACATTAACGCTATCCAATCGGCTAGCGAGCACACGCATCAATTTAACCTCAATACCACCGCCTCCCGCCGAGAGCTTATGGTGCTCGCGCACGAGGCCTCGCAAGGCTCCTGGTCTCGTTTCGGCGGGTCCCTTATGGTCCTCGCGGAGACGATGGACCTTACGCGCCTGATTATGTCCCCGCTCGGGGTTGCTATCACGGCCACGGCGGGCGCGCTATATCTGTTCGCGGAGGGTGTCCACAAGGGGCACGAGCAAGCGGAGGCGTTCAATAAGGCCATTGCGTCCACGGGCGGTTACCTTGGGTTGTCCACTGAGCAACTCATGGCAATGTCCAACGGCCTCGCTACCACGTACGCGGGCCTGAGTAACTCCCGGGAGGCCCTCGCGCAGGTAGCGGCCACGGGCGCATTTACTGCGGACAATCTCCAACTCGCCGCACAAGCGGCCCTCGCTATGTCCTCGGATATTGGCGTAGGCACGGACAAGGCGGCGGAGTCCCTCGCCAAGATTCAAGACGGCGTACTCAAGTGGACCGAGGAGTACCAAAAGGCGCACCACACGTTTAGCGCGGCGCAGATTGAGGAGATTGAGAACTTCGTTAAGCTCGGGGACACCGCAGGCGCTACCGGCGTAATCATGCGGGGTCTAGTGGGCGCGCACGCGGAGATTCAAGAGGACGCGGATAAGCACATGGGCGCGGTGCAACGTTGGTGGACCGATTGGGCCAACATTATTGCACGCGTCAAGAACGCTATCGCGGGTATCGGCGTCCCGGACGGTATCACTAAGCAGGTTGGGGACCAACTCGCGGTAGTTGAGGCCACGCAGCGCAATATCAACGACCAACGCCGAATGGGTAACAACCTAGCGGCTACGGCGGCGGAGCGGCAACTCGCAGTAGAGAAGCAAAAGCTAGACGTACTCCGCAATCAGCAGGCGGAGGAGTTCAAGGCCCAAAAGGCTAAGGAGGCCTCGGCCAAGAGCGGGGACCAACAAGTAAACCTCGGCTCGTACCTACGCTCCGATAAGTACGCGAGTTCCGGCCAGAAGCACACGAACGAGCTTACGCAAGAGAATGAGGCGTTCGCCAAGGCTACAAAGGACCTCGATAAGAATAGCAAGGGGTACCAAGACGCCCTCAAACGGCACTACGACAACGTAGCAAAGATTGACGAGGACTACGCCAAGGCTAACCGCAAGCACGGGGCTAATCCTAACAACGCTATCAATAGCGCGCTCGCGGACGAGAAAAACCGCATGTCCGCTATCGAATCGGCGCGGCGGGACGCGCTCTCGCAGGCTAAGGCGGACTTTGACACGGGGCAACTCCAGTACCAGGATTATTACGCCAAGGTACGGGACATTAACCTCAAGGCGTATGACGAGGAAATTTCTATCCAGCAAAAGCGGGTAGACCTCGCCTCGCAAAAGAAAGAACTTGCGGCCCGCCAAACCGCCCTCGGAGAGTTGCAGAAACTACAGGCCGCCCGCCTCAAGGCGGAGAACGACTACACCCGCGCCATTGCCGAGCAACAGCGCAAGCGGCAAGAGCAAGTCACTAAGTACCGCACGCAGCAAGAGGCAGTCCTCACCCGCAACGCGGCAACGTATCAGGGCGAGGACGATACGCGGTTTATGACCTCGGACCAAGCGGCGCAGTACAACGCCGAGTTGCGCCTACGCGAGAACTTCTACCAGGAGGTTGCCAAGCTCCGCGAGGAGTACGACTCCGGTAAGTCCGATCAGGCCATGTTTGACGAAAAGGCGCAGATTGCGGTAGACGCGTATAACGCGCAACTGTCGCAACTCCGGGACCACTTGCAGCGAGAGCAGGCTATCCGCGAGGACTTCAACGCGCAAATGGGCCTCCAACTC